CGGCTGAACCCGCCAATGCGATCACAGTAATGGCTGACGACATTAATGATAAAATAGTATCATTAAAGATGTTCCATGTACAAGAGACATTAGCCCACACATTGACACAAATATTCCAAAACCTAGATATCGCAGGCTTTGCGCTGCCTGACGACGAAGATATTATGGAAGGGGTTCTTCCTGATAGTTTATTGAAAGAAAGCGCAATGATCACTGAATGTTTGCGGTCTTTGATGTACCGTCATCACGGTATTAAACATCCTTTCCAGAAACTATCTGACGAAATATTTGTGGTTGAAGATAACAGTCACGAGCAACCAGTCCTATCAATCGTAGATGAATTAAATATAAAATTAGAAAAAGAGAAAAAGAAAGATTAATATAATGATTATCGTGGATCTTAACCAGGTAATGCTATCTAACCTTCTATCGCAACTTGGTAGCCATACTAATGCAAAAATTGAAGAGAATATGGTCAGACATATGATCATCAATACTTTACGGTCATATAAAGTGAAGTTTGGTGCTGAATATGGTGAAATGGTCATAGCATGTGATAATAGGAACTACTGGAGAAAACAGATATTTCCTTATTACAAAGCCAACCGCAAGAAGAGCCAAGCTAAATCCGAACTAGATTGGAGCGAGATCTTCGGTTGTATGGATAAAATCAGATCAGAACTTAAAGAGTTTTTCCCCTATAGAATCATTGACATTGAATCAGCTGAGGCTGATGATATCATTGGTACGCTGTGTACAGAGTTTGGTCAAACTATTGGTGGTGATCCAATCCTCATACTTTCAGGCGATAAAGACTTCATCCAACTACACGTGTATGGTAATGTTAAGCAGTACGACCCAACACGTAAACGCTGGATCAAACATAACGATCCTGAAACATATCTCATTGAACATATTATGAAAGGCGATAGTAGCGACGGAGTACCTAACATTCTTTCGTCTGATAATTGCTTCGTTGTCGGCGAAAGACAAAGACCATTGACTGCGAAACGTATAGAGAAATTTAAAAAGATCACTGATGATGAGTGGCCAGAGTACCCGGAAACAAATATTTCTAGAAACTATTTTAGAAACGCACAGCTGATTGATCTTTCACACACGCCCGATACTATTAAAGAAAACGTTATGGTATCGTATAACAAACAAACAGGTAAGAACAGGTCTAAACTTTTAGATTATTTTACCTCATTCAAACTCCGAGAGTTAACACAACACATCGGTGATTTTTAAATTTAAGGAGAATAACCATGGTTATTGGTATGGCAGAATTCCTGACGAAAGTAGGAAAACAAAAGAAGACTATTGATAAGATTAATATGCTCGGTGCGAATGATACTTTTGCATTGCGTGTTATCCTGCAAGCTATTTATGACGATTCAGTTAGATTTTTGTTGCCTGCAGGCACACCGCCATTTAAAGTGCAAGAATTGGCCGACCAGGAACATGTGCTACATAAAGAAGCAAAGAATATCCAGTACTATGTTGAAGGGTTTCACCCAAACCTAAGCCAATCCAAACGAGAGATGATGTTTGTGCAGCTACTCGAGCGAGTGACGACTGAAGATGCTGCTCTTCTTTGTGATATGAAGGACAAAAAACCAATCAAGGGAATTACGATCAAACACGTAATGGAAGCTCTACCGGGATTAATTCAAAACAACACACAAGAAGAACATGTCGAATAAATTCAAGAATATTAAGAAAAATTATAACACTACACAAGACGAGCTCGAGGGTGAGTCAGCGAGTCGTGGATATAAAAAAGAATATAAAAAAGAAAAAGCTCGTAAACTAAGTAAGATGAACCTACGATCTAAGCACATCGATGACTTATTAGATCTAATGGAAGATAATAATTACTGATGCCAACATATAGTTTTAAAGATATCCAAACCGGCGTTATCTATGAGGAATTCTTGACTCTTTCTGAGTTCGATGAATACAAAGAACAACACAAAGATTCCGTCATACCATTGATTACTACACCACCATTAATTAGCTCTGGTCGTGGTATGGGTAAACCAGATGAGGGGTTTCGTGATGTGTTAAAGGAGATAAAAAAGAATCACACACACCAGCGCTCTTTCTCAGCGAAAAGTACAATCAACACTTTCTAAAAATAACAATAACAATAATAACAAGCAGGATGACCAATGTACGGGACAAAGTCAAATAAAAAACTATCTCGAAAACAAAGAAGAAAACTGCGACAAGAGAGTCCTCTCGATCCGTCTTCAAAGTCTAAATTTAATTTGAAGCATGTAGAGCCATTAACTGATAATCAAGCTCGGTGTTTTGATGCGTTTGCTGAAGGACAGAATCTGATGTTACACGGTATTGCGGGGACGGGAAAGAGTTTTGTTTCTTTGTATCTCGCTCTTAAAGAAATCGAAAGTAATCCCGATTCATGTTATAAGAATGTGACAATCATCAGAAGCGTTGTTCCCACCAGGGACATGGGTTTTTTACCTGGAAACGCTAAAGAAAAAACTAAAGCATACGAAGCGCCATATTATGCAATTTGTTCTGAACTTTATGAACGTGGTGATGCGTATGAGTGAAATAGCTAACATGACGCTACACGAACTCGATTCTGTCATGACGCGTGTCGGTAGGAATTGCAAGATCATTTTTTGTGGTGATTTCAGACAAAGCGATTTCACGACTGAGCGAGAAAAAAGTGGCATCATGAAATTCATGCAGATTATCAATAGAATGAATAAGTTCGAATTCGTTGATTTCCATGAGGACGACATTGTACGATCAGGTTTGGTCAAATCGTATATCATCCAAAAAGAAAAAATAGGCATCGATGTCTGAGGAATATAAAATAATCCCAGAAGATATTGTAGAAGACACAGCCAAAGCTTTAATGGAAATGGGTGAATCTGATAATAAATTTAGTAATCTTATGGCAATTGGTGCTAGGTGGAAAGTCGCTGGTTGCACACCTATATATCTGATCAATTCATCAATGATAATGTATTGTGTATCAGAAGAAACATGGGGTAGAAAATTGCATTGATTAATGAAAATAAAGGTTGACTTTATATCAAAACAACGCTATACTACTTGTATAACTTGATAAGGTTCGTCGCTTTAAATAGACGCGTCGGGGAGAGAAAGTTATCTCCCCATTTATTTTTATATTATGGAGAATACTTATGATTAGTCGCCAAAAATTCACAACAGCAATCAGTGCTGTATTGTTAACAACACCAATGCTCGTTTCAGTAGCTTCGGCTTCTGGTCCGGATCTACTTAAATTCCCTACAAATACTCCTGTTATCTCAGAAGTAAAGGAATCATTCAATGGCATTGAATTCAAACGATACGCCCAACTGGAATATTCTATTGATGGTGAGCAGTGGGAAGGACGACTCGGTTTTTCGGCTGAGTACGGTCAGTGGACGTTGACACCTAGCCTCATCAGCACATACGATAACACAGATGAGCTGGAATATTCTGGATTAGAAACTGTGCTGCAGTACAAATTTAATGATATGTTTACAGCGTATGGTGAACTTACGATTGATGATTCACTCAACAACTCAGATACAGTTCTGGGCGTCAGGGTCAATTTTGAAATCAGTTACATTACAAGTTGAAGATGTCGACCAAGTTGTTATTGATGAGTTGAAAGATGCTTACCAGAGAAATAACAAGTTTGATCGGGTAGACTGTTCTGATACAGTGCTTGAACCAGATTATGAGTTGCTCAAAGCAATTCAAACTGTACTTGAATATTATATGTCCGCCGATGAAATTAAAGTTTGGAATGAAAATGAAAAATGATTAAACACGAACCACAATTTGATACTGATAAGGTTTGCAAACTCTATTCGGAAAGGGATGGAGTTTCTATTACCTATGTCTGTACATCGGCACTAGGGGGTGAAGCCCAAGCGATGGATATCTTCTATCGCGACACGCCACACCCCGTGTTTGGTAACAAGTATTTTGGCATTTTCCAACTACCGTGCGGCAATCTAATGATTACCAATGCAGATAGGATCGAACAAGCAGAGTTTGGACTTATCGAAGATGATGCTGGCGATCTACAGTATAGCGCCCATCGACATGACTACAAACAATTCGAGAATGGTCATATGATTGATGGTGGACGTTCTTATATCAAATCAAGTATGTGTCCGATTCATATGCATGTTGTTCGTGATGGTGAAATGTTATTAAAAAAATAAAATAAAGCTTGACTTTTTATCAAAACAACGGTATACTACAGTATAATCTTAAAAAGGAAATAAAGAAATGAGTAATTATAATCCCGACAACTGGGTTGTTATTAAAATGGATGGTGATGATCCTCATTACAGAGTCCTTGCTGGTTGGAGTGGCGGCTACTTAGACGGTGATAGTTGGCGCATGAATAGCGGCATCACTCGTGTAGAGGATGCTGGTGACCGTTTTAACTTCTATGGATCAAGCGGAAGTTGTTACAGTTGTCATAAAGAGAGTTATACTCTACGCGTGAACAATGGTCACGTTTGGACAAAGTTGAAAGAACTACACGGTGATAAAGTTGAAATGATGCCAGAAGAAACAGACTGGCTAGGAATGGATTGGATTATAGAATGAAAGATAATAAATGTATTGTTCATGGATGCAGTAATCACGCAGACCAAGGAAGGTTTGTAGGAGAAATGTGTAGTCCTTACTATGATAACGACAGGAAAAGTGATGCCCACTGATTCGTTTCTCAATCAGATCACTTCTCTTGAAGCGGATAATGAAAAACTCAAGAATATTCTCCGCAAGGCATTTCCAGAGAAGTCTGGCCATTTCTTTATCTGTGGTGAATCGGGTGAAAAAGATTCGATGGGATTGCCCGATAGACTGTTCGTCTGCCCAGCATATGGCCTAGATGGATTTGCAGTCTATAAGAAAGATCGGGACTATGACGCACCGGGGTGGTAATATGATGAAATACGCTATAAAAGTTTGTCTTGACGGCAAGGACGATTGGATGTATATCACAGAGCCTACAAAACATCAGTCGGATCTAGTTCCTATGATTTTTGAAGATGAGGAAAGTGCAGAAAAGATTGCTATTATTTGGCGGCTTGAAGGTAAAGAAGATAAAAAGAAGATAAAGTTAAGGTGGTGGAATATGAAAGTTAAAATTGGCGTGATGGTGAAATGTTATTAAAAAAATAAAATAAAGCTTGACTTTTTATCAAAACAACGGTATACTACAGTATAATCTTAAAAAGGAATAGATTAAATGACTGAGACAATATACCTGTATGTATTTATTTTTGTATTGATTCTTGCTGGTGTCGGTGTTGCTATTAAAGGGGCAATCGATACGTATGTGAGAGCCAAGCTCTGGTGGTATGGCTTCAAAA